TTAGTCGCCAGCTGGGCAATGATTGCTTCCTGAGCAAAACAATTTTCCAACGGAATCGCAGGCAGCGTAGAGTATGTCAGATCCTCGACTGTTTTAGGAGTGGCAATATCCAGCGATCTGATATGCTCAGCAATCGTATCATTGCCTCCTTGCATTTCTTCGTAGATTTCTTGGGTCAGTTTATGGATTGAATAAAACTTACCACCCATTAAGTTCCAATGCACTAACAAAGTCTGCTGATACAAATGCATTGAATCCCGTAAACACTGAACCAACTGGCAGTAGCAAGGAGTTGTCTTATCCACGACTGTTTTTGCCATAAAAGCTACCACAAATCTTCACATGCCCAAAACTTGGGAGTGTTTTTGTCCATTTGTTTATTACAACCCATTCTAGCCCTGAAGTTCTTACGCCGCTCTGGATCTTTGTGCTGAGTGTAGTCTTCATAGCCACGGCGTCCGTAGCGCACAATTTTTTCCTCACCATCATGGCAAGACTTAACGACCCATTTGTGGGTATCCCCAGCAGGAGCACGCTGTGGTTTATTACAGCGCATATGCTCCTTTGCTAACCGTTTTGCTCTGGCTCTGTCAGCCATGATCACACATAATATTCGCTACGGTCGCTAATTGTGTTCCCAACTTTACCAGTTAAGGCCGCCTCACCAGCGGAAAGTTGGCGTTCTTCCTGGAGCTTACGGACAAAGTCTGCAACAAATTCAGAGACAGGCTTTGAACGTACCTTAGGCTGCGATCCATCCGATGTAGGAATCATGGCAAAGATATGGGGTAGCTTTTTCTGTAGAGTTTAATTTTATAGAGCAGGGTTTCTGCTCTAACCAAGCTTTAATTCTACTAACCCTTTCCTCTGAGTACAAAGGGTGCCCTTCTTTAAGCCAATCAAAAGGTAGCGAGCTGGCCTTGGACTTGTTACAAGAATTACAGCAACAAGCCAGATTATTTCTTGTATTGTGACCACCTTTATGCTTGGGTACGATGTGGTCAATAGTTGCAGTGTTAGCAGTTAACTGTCGATCACAGTATGCACACTGCCATCCCCAAGCTTCAAAAATAGCACTTCGAAAACGTTTCCTTGCAATTTTAGGTGTTAGGGCAATCAGCTCAGCAAGCAGGTCGTCTTCGTGAAACATGAATGTTCATGCATCCTGACCTAAAAATATTGTGCATACACCTTCCCCATGCGCTATGCTTGTACTGCTTGCCCCGGTGGTGGAATTGGCAGACACAACGAGTTTAAGCCTCGTTGCCGAAAGGCGTGCAGGATCGTGGCCTGTCCGGGGTACCACGGGATGTAGCGCAGCTTGGTAGCGCATCTGCTTTGGGAGCAGAGGGCCGCAGGTTCGAATCCTGTCATCCCGACTGCCCGTCGGTGACGCCAGGTACATAGCCTGGAAGGTCCGGGGCCATGCCGAATTAGCTCAGCGGATAGAGCGCCGCTTTTGTAAAGCGGATGCCCTCGGTTCAAATCCGAGATTCGGCTTAATCAGTTAAACCAATCAAAATATCCGCCGGTTCTTCCGCTGGATCGTAATCTGCGTCCTCCATTAATTTAAGAAGCCAATGGTGGACACGATCTGTAACCCAGCGTAAGTCCTCGTCGGTTACATTACAGACAATTGCATTAAGGCGTAGCTCACGGGACGGTTCACGAATATGATCCGCCAATAGCTCCAATGCACGATACCGCCCGTGGTTAAGCTCGCCTAACATTTCAATCTTCCGCACTGGCATCAAGGCGTGAGATTTTATCGTCCTGGATCTTCTTCTTTAAAATTTCCAAGATTTCAAGTGCGCCTTGGACTTTAAGATAACCTTCTTTTGTAGCCATAAGAGAAGTTTCAGCAGCACGGATGTCATCCGCCAAGCTGGTCAGCTGTGCTTTAAGGGAATTTTCTAATTCAAGGATAGAATCGGTCATCGATCAAATAATATGGCTGGTTGGTTTTGCCAAGATTAACTAGCCAGGTAAAACCCGTTAAAAGAAGTATAAAGACCTAAACCTAAAATGGTTACAGTAGATGAGAATGCTCACGGTTCCCTTTTGCTGAGACGCATAAAACATTGACCAGTGGCACCCCCACTGAAAAATAATCTGGGATTGAAATGCGCAAAATCATAAAGGACGTTTCTGCCCGTACCACCGCCAAGATCAATCCAACGGCCGTTAACTAGATCGAGTTGACCTATCGAATCTTGCACCAGCCATGCAGATTCTGTGTGACCAGTAATGAGTACATAATAGCCAAAACGAGACGGCAGGGTGCTCGGACCGTCATATGCAATTCCTGCAATAACCGGCCTTCCATTTTTTAGCTCTTTTTTAATATCTTCAGGATCAGCAGATTTAGTAAAACTTATAGACCAGCCAAGTTCTGAAAGGGCTTTTTTGTTTGCGTGCTTAATAAATTCCGGATTATTGCTTAAAACTAAGTTTATGTACTCCGGCAGAGGTATTGTCTCGCTTGGCGCAAGGTGTGACATCCAAGCAAAAATGCAATAGCTTAACGACTGTTTAGTTTCCTGTAAATCACCAAGATCTAAACAATTATAAGGAAAATCTTGAAGGTAAATTAAATCATCCTTTTTCGCGTAGGGTTTAGCAGGCGCTCCAGATGTTAGGCCACTCCAGTGTGAATCTTCTACCCACCACTCCCCTAATGCGCCAAGACAAACCCACGTATGTCGATCCCTGTTCTCAAGAATACGCTTAATTTTAAAAGTACGCCCTTGGTACACCTTAGCCTTGTCGGCATTTGAAAGTTTCTCAACTGGTAGTGGCTTTTTCTTGAAAAAAGTGTGCGCTTTTGACGTAATATCCATCAGCGAACTGGATCACAGTAGGGACTAGCTTACATGAAAGATCCGCCAGCAATAATTTGTTCTGCTTAGCTATGCTTTAAAACTCAACTATTCGCAACCATTGGGTATCTATGTCAAAAACAAGTACCCTGGACACGTTTATAGGTTCAAGCGGCAGTAGTGAAGGTGACTACAAGGCCCAGCAGCTGTTAGCGGCTAGACCTTGATGTGAGTAGGACTACGCGCCCTTGAGAGCTGCTACTTCAGCTTCCAAAGTTTCGATGCGGAGCTGTGCTTCTTGGAGAGCCTTGATGGCCATCCACATCATCTGCTGATCTTTAACGCCGAGGCGCTCTTCTTGAGCAGGCTTGTCGTCAGTGGCCTCCTTGGCCTCTTGGTAGACGGCGATGACCTCAGGGCAGCTCTCGGCAACCTGCTGGGCAATGACGCCCATGTTCATCTCAGCGTCGTCGGGCTGATCCTTGTAGCGGAAGTTGACGATCTCCCAATCTTTCAGGCAATCCCAGGTGCCAGCAGCAGGTGCAATGTCTTTCTTGGCGTTGATATCAGACAGGTTGACGTTGTTGGCGCTGTAGTTGGCAATGCCTCCATTGCTTCTGACTATAAAACGAGCTAGCGCAGAATCGCCGCAGTATATAAACTCATTGGATGTACCATTGGGGGCAGCGGCTGTGTAACTGACGTTGATGCCAAAGCAATCTGCGGCAGTTGCGTTTGTATTAAATAGGTGGAATCGATTAGCCCCCGTCCAATAAAACTCATGCACTCCTGCAGGCGGAGTTGTTGTGCCCACTTTGACCGTGCCAACACTTGTAATCCTCATCCGCTCCGTCGGGCTGCTCGCTCCGTCGGCGGTCGTATTGAAGACAAGCCTGCCCGGCATATCATTTGCGCCGGGGGCGCCGTCAATTATTGCCTGGATAGAGGCACATTCTTTAAGCGCAGATCCATCAGCACCTTGGAAACTAATGACGCCAACGTAATCGTCGTTGCTAACTACTTCAAACCCTGTTCCCCGCGCCTTGCTTAAACGGATTGCCGATTCGTAGTTGTCATTGATGTTTCTATGAAACCTAGGGCGAGCGCCATCACCGCCAGCAACTTGCAAGATGGATGAATCACTAGCAACAGGTGTAGACGTGCCAACTAACAGCCTGCCGGAGCTGTCGATTCGCATAGCCTCCACGCCGCCTTCAGTAAACGCAAGCGTGTCAGCTGTGGGACTGTAGATACCAGTATTTGTGTCCCCTGCAAATGTAATACTTGGCGTAGAGGCACTGCCAGCACCTAACGTAACGGTAAGTCCCGTAGCTAGTTTCGCAGTAGTAATTGCGCCATCACTAACAGAGACAGAATCAATCGCATCTCCTTGATATAGACCAAAAAAGCTAAGCCCACCGGCTGGAGCAGTTGTAAAGGTGATCTGGCTCCCGTTAACGGTAAAATCAACACCAGGATTCTGAAGGACGCCACCAACAGAAACAAAAAGCTGAAATGCAGTAGCTGGCGTTACCGAGGAGCCTCCCGTTGCCAAATTAAAAGTGACATTACCACCGTTAAAACTGGCAGAAATATCATCAAGCTTACGGTTCTGCCCCTTTAAGGGCTGGACACCAAGATACGCCACAACTAACTACGCTTTTTTCTTATTTTAAAGGCTACAACCATTGACGCTGTAGCCTATTTTAAATCACTCAGCAACTTCTTGAGCTTCTTGGAGTTCTTTCAATGCTTGGAGGGCACCTTGCAAAGAAATAATTTTTTCTTTGGTCTGAGCCAATGTTTCAGAAGCCTGGTTGTAGACATCCACTGCCTGCTGAAGATCAGTCATCAGGGAATCTACTTTTTCTTGGATGGTGGACATAAAAACTTGAAATGCTCCCTAATATTGTACCGATCTAAATCAATGCAATTAGGTACGGGTCACCCCCAGTTCATCTATATGAGACCATTGAGTACCTGCGTCAAAAACAAGTACTCTGGCCACGTCTATAGGTTCAAGCAACAGTAGTGAGTAGGACTACACGCCCTCAAGGGCTGCAACTTTGGCTTCGAGGGTTTCGATCTTGGCGATGGCTTCTTGGAGCGCTTTCACCAACCGTGCCTCTGTTTTGCTCCAACCAGTAACGGTAAGCATGTCGTCGGTACCCTGGGCAACAGCGTCTGGATATACCTGCTCCATCTCCTGCGCAATAAAACCAATTTGATGACCACTACCATCTTTGTAATCAAATTCAACTGGCCTTAAACTGCAGATATTTTGTAGTTGTGAGGGGATGTCGACGATATTTTCTTTCAACCTGGCATCTGAAAAACTTCCAAATGCGGCGGCGCCACTACCATTCGCGTTAATTTGCCCGCTGCCACCAGTGCCGTTGTTGATGTAGAAACGCTGGAAGATCTGCGCAGTTGTGGAGTTGTTGTCAAACTTAGATATAGCAATTCCTTCAAGAATGGCATCGCCGGCTCCGATTCCAGCGAACAAAGCTATTCGCTGTGCTGCTTCAGCAGGTATATTTGCGGAAACAAAAAACTTGCCAGTGCTGATATTTGTGCCTCCAATAAGCAGCGCACCGGTGCTAGTCAGCCTCATCCGCTCCGTAAGATCGCTACTGCCATGTATTCGCGTATAGAAACCTAGATATCCCCCGTATTCTCCGCTTGTAACTGTTTCCTTTTTGCCGGCAATTGCAGCCCATTGGGCATACAAGCTGCTTGATGAGAGATACCTGCCACCAAAGCCGATACTGCCGCCGACACCGAGCGCCATAGCACTGTTGTCTTCAACACTAATTGTCGCAGCGTTAGCTGCAGTTCCTACAAGGCCCGGTCCCACAAAGGAAGCAGCTGAACCTTGGTAATCAGCGTTTATATTATTGGTGCCAGATACAAATGTTGCTCTACCAGTACGTGATGCTGTTGTCCCCACCAACAGGCTGCCAGAGCTGTCGATGCGGGCGCGTTCATTTGTACTGTCAGTTAGAAACGCAAGGGTATTTGCTGAAGGCAGCCGGATAATAGGACCGCCAGCATTAAATTGGATCTGTGGGTTTGCGGCAGAGAATAGCTGGTTTCCGGAGATGTCCAATGTCGCTGCCGGGCTCGTAGTGCCAATCCCTACTCGGCCTGCGGTGTCAATAGTCAGACGGCGTGTGTCAGAAGTCCAAAATGAAAGCGGCTTAAATGCTCCGGTGGAGCCGTAAGTAGCTGTTGTAATCCACGCATCCTGAGATGTATTGAAGTAAGTAAGCAACCGGCTATCATTGCCGTTAGCCTCCAGGGCTGTTCCAACGGTTGAATCAGCATCGTTGGCTTGTTTGATTGTTAATCTACTTGTAGGGCTACTAGTCCCCAGACCTAAGCGGCCACTGGAGTCAATTCTGAGTCGCTCACTTCCGTTTGTGCGGAACGCCATTGCGTCGCTGGCGTGTTCGTACGCGATTCCACCAACTGAATTGCTATCAGTATCACCAAAGAAAAGCCAACCATTGCCACTGGTGCTTCCGGCTTTAACTGTAAAGAACGTGGATGTCTGACTAGCAGCGGGAGAAACGATCAGGGAATCCCTCGCATCTGCAAAAGTGCTTGTATTTACGCCGACACGACCTGTGCTATCAACAAACAACCGCCCCGTGCCATTAGTTGAGATGGCTACTTGGTCTGCGCCGGGGGAGTAGATGCCGGTATTCGTGTCCCCTGCAAATGTAATCGAGGGTGCTGCAGCACTCCCTAACGGGAAGACTTGGCCAGCAGAAGTAAATGTACCTACATTCACACCACCACATGTAAGTCCAATCTGGTCTGCACCTACGCGATAGAGGCCTGTATTTGTATCAGCGTCAAAAGTAATTGAGGGAGCAGATACACTACCATCCGGGAAGTTTGCCCCTACATTAACGTAATCAGCGCCGGCAAGAACTGTACCAAAGAAAGCCCATCCCGCAGTTGGAGCAGAAGCAAAAACAATATTTGTACCTACAAGATTAAATCCTGTGGCACCACTTGGATCCGGCTTTTGGATGACCCCATTAACAGAAATCAGACACTGCTGCGGGTTAATCGGAAAAGGCACTGGTGCAGTGCCTCCAATCAGCAGTGCAAAAGTTTTTAAAACACCGTTAAAACTTCCGCTAATGTCATCAATGATGCGGTAGCTAGGAAAAGCAACCTGGAGATCATTCCCAATGTAAGCCATTTTTTGTCGCTATTTTTCTTCTATTGTATTCGGACCCAGCGTAGGAGGCTGTTTAGGCCACACTAAATCAGTTAATTCAGCGCCTTTAAACCGTTGTGGCAAATCTCTTAATTGCTGTCGATATGCACTCCACTCACGTTGATCTACCGTAGCGCCCTGAATCATTGTCCAGTCAGTTGCCCTAAGCAAGAAATTACGCTTTTTCCTAACAATCTCCCAGTCACTATCGGGCTGCAATAAAATATCACACTCAAAAGCAAAATCTTGAAGGCGCAAGATTTCCTTACCTAAATCTTCTGTTTTTTCGTCAATATATGCTTTCATCTCCTCTAATTTTGCGTAGAGGAGTGGGATATCTCCGACAATTGTAAGGCTCATAATTAAGGCGTCTGATCGAGATAGCTAATTGAAATATCTAATGCTGTAGCAGTGTCAGCGCGTGCGCGAAGAACATCACTGGATTCCATGATAACCTTACTCCCGCTGATTAACTCCAGAGAAGAACCAGCAGGTACAGGTGCATTGCGAATCAGATAGATATCATCACCCGTTGTAGTTACCAAATAAACATCGACATTTGCGCTGCTGCTGGATTTATTAGAAACTAACACACTTAATAAAATCAGCGTGGAAGTAGAACCCGCTGTCAAAACATTTGTCGTAGTGTTGCTGACAGCATCGGTAACCAAGCTGGCCTTGGTATCCATTCTGAATGTATTAGCCATATCAGCTCAGGGCAACAATAAGTGCGAGGTTGTCGGTAGAAGTAAAGCTTCCGTTTACTGTCAGGTTGCCTGCAATAGAAACGTTATTTGCAAACGTAGCAGTACCAGATGAATCTATTGTAAGTCTAGCAACACCACCGGTTACTAAAGCAATTTGATCCACGCCAGGGCTGATAATCCCTGTGTTAATGTCGTTGGCAAACTTTAAAGCACAGCTGCTCAAAGACCCTGGAGACAGGGCTGAGTTAGACCCGTCCTCCCGTAGTAGAGGATAACCACCTAATTGGGCGCCATCATGAACAACGCAAGTATTCTTGGTTGTATCAACCGTAACTTCACCGATTGCGCCAGTAAACGCACCGCTTTCGCCAGTAGTCCCGCGCCTGAATTGTACTTGTGTTGACATAAATCTATCCTAAAGCAACAGCAATAGCCGTGGCAAATCCTTGTGTTGCCAAAACATCGCTCTCGTTAGGTAATTGCAATGTTTGATCCACAGTTGGATCAACAACTGTCAGCAAGGTTTCAAAAGCGTCCACTGTAGCACCTTCAAAAGTAATGCCACTGGAGTCCAGAACAATGCTATTGGCAGTGCCAACAGATTTGATGTAGATCGCATCCGAAGTCAAGGATAAAAGGCCAGCAATTGTGGTACTGGTACTGCCGAGAGCGATGGAGGTCGATCCTATTGTAAGGCTGGAATTTTGGAGTTGGCTATTTGGTATTGCGCTAGTACCAAATTCTCCTGTGGTGCTGTTATACGTTAACCCGGAGCCTACAGCAACGCTGAGAGCACTACGAATATTGGCGTTAGTGACAACAGCGAAATCGTAATTTCCAGTCGAGCTGTTGTAAGTAAGCGAGCCATACCCAGTACCAGTTGTTGAGGCCGTAAAGTTGCCACGAATATCAGCGGCAGTGACAACAGCATAAGTAATAACACCGGTCGCACTGTTGTAACTTAAAGAACCAAACCCAGTCCCACTATTGGCAACACTAATTGTGTTTAAGAGTGCAACTGTGCCGCTGGCATCCGGAAAGTTAATAGTCCGATCTACAGTTGGGTTAACAACACTAATTACAGTCTCAAAAGCATCCGCTGCAGAACCTTCGAAAGTAATGCCACTGCTGTTAACGGTAATACTATTCGCAGCACCAGCAGTACCGATATTTAAGGTCGTGCTAGCATTTAAAGTTGTCGATGTGAGCGTCGTAAGACCCGCAATGGTTGCTGCTGTGGCGCCAAGAGAGACGCTAGTACTTCCAAGGGTTACAGCACTGTTGGCAAGCTGACTATTTGGAATTGCGCTTGTACCAAATTGACCTGTAACACTGCTATAAGTTAATCCTGAGCCAGCAGCGACGGAAAGCTCCCCACGGATGTTCGCTGCAGTAACAACAGCGTAGGTAATAACACCCGTTACACTGTCATAACTTAAAGAACCATACCCTGTACCACTATTTGCAATTGAAATTGCGCCCCTGGCCCGCGCAGGTGTGTAGTAAAGCTGGGTTCCTTCAGTTAAATCTGTTGTTGTATTGCCTGCAAAGTCAAGTTTATCTGTCGGAGTATTTACCTCCTGAAATAAACCACTAACTAAACAAAGTGCTTTTCTAGTCGCCATGCTGCAATCCCATCAGCTCAGTTAGTTGTAAACTTGAACCACTTGCTGTTCCCATCCTAACAAGAACACCGTTTTTAACGCAGCAAAATAGGGGGCTCAAGCTGAACAATTAAAGAAGCAGCTGTATTGGCTTCCCCTACGCGGGTAACATAATGTCCCGGTGTAGCGGGTGGTGTTGTCGTAATGCTCCCAGGAGTTCCCGCGCTTAAATAATAAATATCTCCTGCATCTAATCCAGAACTTGCCAATGAACCTACTGTTAAAACACGTACCAGTTCCCCTGGAGACTTGCTTGTCTGAGCAAATCCGACGACGTTAGCCTGATCCAAAGTTCCATTTGCAACGGCAAGTCCAACAAGTCCATCGCTCCCTCTGGCGTACAGCGCTTGTCCTTGGGAGACCGCCTCGAAGGCCGTAGCAAGAAACCCAGTGACCCCATAAAGAGTACTGCTGGCCATAGTTGATTTGAGATCGATTAAAACTTCTGTAAACCCTTCCGCATTGGGTGGATACGGCTTGTAGTTACTGATATCTGGCATTACCGCAACAGAATAGGTGGTTCTAATTGAATGCTAAACACAGTGGTTGTGGCCCCCTCTCCTACCCTAGTAACTGCTTGGCCTGCAGTAGATGGTGCTGTTGTTGTAATTGCGCCAGGAGTCGTAGCACTCAGGTAATAGATATCTCCAGGATCTATTACACTTGGCATCGTCTTTACACCAGCAACTAAAACCTTAACCGTGGCACCACTGGCTGCGGAAGCGTCTGCAAATCCTACTACCAAGGCGTTTTCTAAAGTTCCATCAGCAGCACTAGCACGACCAACTGAACCATCACTAGTTCGCGTATAGACCGCATCACCATTGGTAACAGCCTCAAAAGTGGTGGCATCAAACCCAACCCGGGGGGGAGTAAAGACGGGGAAACCTTCTTTTAAATCAATAATTGCATCTACCAGGCCACGATAGTTAGGCTCGTATGGCCTACGTGCCATAGTAAACTCATTTGCGATCATGATGTCAACTAAGACAGCAATGGCGCCTTCAATATTAGGTTCGTACCCGGTTGCCATCTATGTTCCCACCTTGAAATTATTCTAAGTTGTTAAATCCCTTAGAATAATAAGAAAAGAAACGTTTCAAGGTGCCAATAGAAACTATTGTCGCAGTGCTTTCCGGCAGCATTGGTGCCTTTGCTGGCTTATCTAGGGCTTTGGCCAACTTTAATCGTCGAATAGATAGTCGCTTTGAAGTATTAGAGCGCGATTTAGATGTTTTAGAGGATCGCGTAATTCGTGATTACGTATTAAAAGAAGACTTTCTTCGGGAGATGCAAGCTGTCCACACTAAACTGGATCGCATTCTCGACCATATTTTAAATTCAGGCAAGGCCTAGATTGCTACCCAGGCAGCAGTCGTGGAGTTATACATAAAGAGACCGGGAATTAAATTATCGTAGTGAAGCTGACCGTCGACAGGATTCACAGGTTTGCCATTGCCACGGGATGCGACAGCTTTGGCCGTTTGCCATGTAGTCCCGTCAAAAAGTTTATGAATATATGTACTAGATGTGTCTAACCATGACTCACCCTTGCTATACGAAGAAAATCCGACAGCTGGGGAGTTTGGGGCAGTCGCGCCAATAAATGTAGGACCAACTTTAATTAAGCCGGTAGAAGGCCCAGGTGTGTTGTCAGCAAAGTAGAGGCCAGGATCCCCTGGATTGTTGTTTAATGCCAACTCACCTACACCAAGGCGAATTGGATAAGGCCTGTCAAAAAGAAGACTAGAGCGCCGGCTAAGAATTTGGACAGCCATAATTAGGTATTGATATAAGGACCAGAATCCACGACCGTATCCTGTGCGGTAAGAGGACTATATGTACTGCATTCTATAGTACTTACCGTAGCTGGATTTTCAATTGGCACTCCATTCAAATATTCACCACCCTGAATAATTCCGTATCTAAAGTTTGTAGCGTAATTAACCAAAGGTTCATCTAGCATTCCAAATTTATTGCCCTGAATAAGTGTTGGATCAATATTTAAAAGTTTATTCATCATCGCCGTCATGCGTTGCGTACTGTTCAGTAGAGTACCTTTTCGGTCCAGCTCACCAGTCGAATTTCTTCTTATATCGTCAGTCATCATCATGGTGACAAGTTGAGGGTCAAAATTGGCCACTTGCTCCGGTTGATTCTGTGCCCCAGTAATTGATTTACCTCCTACCCACTTCATACCTTGCTGCATCATCAGTAAACGTTCTGCCGCTAACTTCAATCGTTTGTTTTCTTTTTCAAAATTCCGATAAAAAGAATCAAGATCATCGCCAGCAGGTTTGTCGCTAGGCTCCAGAAGCCAAGAACCTACATACTCATGCTCAGTGAGGTTACTCACAGTGCAGTAGCCACCTGTCGTCCCACTAAACGGATAAACAACAATAAAATTATCAGCATCGATGATGCTGGTAATTGTGTAACGACCAGACAGTGCATTTCCGCTTGTAATATCAAGCTCAATCTTAGTGTTAGCAAGTAGACCATGCCCTGGGGCAGTTACCGTAATATTTGGTCCTGTTTGAACGTACCTTGCATTGATTGAGATTGGCTGGTTACCCTCATCGTGCATCAAAGAAAACATAGCTGCATAGATGTGTTTACACCAACGCAGCTGGTAATACATTAAATTAGGGAAAGATGTATCTGCTTTGTCCTTATAGTCCGGCAACTGATAAAAATTGTTGACAGTTACATAGCCAAGATCACCAAATACGCCTACTTGATCCCTTTCATTGGCAATTGTTCCATCCTTATTTAAACGTTGTCCAGGCTTAGTTGACGTAATAGGCGTAACCGGAAATCTACGATTACGTAATTCCTGAAAAAGGCTATAACCTGAACGCCTTGAAAAATCTTGGCAAGAGCATTGCCATCGTAATTCTGTTGTCAGAAAGCGGCCTACAGTGAACCCTCTGTGGGCGGGGATAACAGTTTCAGGTACCCCATTAGGTGCGCGAGATCCATAACTGTCATCACGTTGAAAAATAATCTCATTAGTAGTAGCGTCTGTACCTGTAACCGTGTACCCAACATAATCATCGTAACGGTACCCAGGAATCATCCTGCTTAGGATTAAGCTTCCAGTTGTAGCGCCGCTGTCGATTGTTACAATTGTTAGCTGTGTTGGACTTGTTACGTTAATAGTGTATTGACCTGACTGAACAAGTCCGCTAATAACAGCAATAAAAATGGTATTCCCACTGGAGAGGCCATGTGGAGCTGTGCAGTTAATTGTTACCAGAGAGCCGAGGCGAGTGTACGTAGAAACAATCCCTGGATCTCGTTCTACGACACGATCAGCTAAGCGTTCCCCTGCAAAGAAAGATACAGGCGTGGGTAGATACCTTAGCCTTACCCTAGTAGTTGCCCACCGGTTGTCACCAAAAACTGTAGACAAATAATAAGTAACGTTCCCGCTGGTCGTTAAGCTTGCTCCAGCAGTAACCGTAAACGTATTTTGGGTTTTTGAAACGATTGGCAATGTTGTATCGCTTGCCGAACCAGACGTAAAATTTAAATAGATATTTTCACCAATAAGCAAGCCGTGATCCGCCTGAGAAACCGTAATTGCTGTACCACTTTGGCTGTAAGAAGTAGTTACAGGTTCCCCTAAATACCTAACCGCAAGAATTGGCAGTCCAAAATTATAAAAATTAAAACCATTGGTATCACGCATACCAACCATCTGCTCGCCAATTTCTTGGCTAGTGGAAGGAAATGTAAATACACGTGCTGGAATGAAAACACCCGGAAACTGCTGATAAGCGCAGTACATCCGGTAGTCACCACGAGATGCCCTCTCGTTAGCAAAGGATCCCAGTACACTCTGCGTAATTGTATAAAGTTCATACCCACGCCGCCAACGTGCCCACAACGAATCCTGATCAAAGAAGTGAATCAGGCTCCTGGACGAAGAACTCTTTGGGGTGAACTTGAAAGGGTTCTCGTCTAATACAAAATCAGGGACTTTGCTAAACTGTTTATCGTCATCAAACCCTTTAGAAAAGCCATTAAAGTTTGATTTTGACGGGGGATTAAATCCACCAACTCCAAAAGCCATTGGCCTACATCAATAGTAGCCAGCTTGGACACCAACGTAGAAACCGTTAGTCAGAGAAGTTGAACCGCTTGCAGAGACGTACAATGCTTGACCGCGCTGAAGCATTAATCCACGAATTTTCGGGGATGTCGTGCTGTTGGCGCTGGTGAAATTGGCACCTGCTTGCACTACAGGATGATTTACTAAAGGAAGGATATTTTTTTCAGTTAAGCTGAAATACTGATTATCGAATGTTGATGGAATGCTGGCTGTGAACAACGGGAAGAACTGATTAACGTTTGTAACAACACCAGTGCTTACTAAATAGAAACAGAAGTCGATAGGTTGATAAACACTGACATTGCCAGTAATGGGACCGGAAATCGAAGCAGCCGTAGTACCGGAAAACGTTGTTGAGGTAATCGCTGTGACGGTAACAATCTCGTCCGCAGGAAGGACGCCGGAACTGTAGCTGGTGTAATCCAGTACAACTTTTTGACCAATTTGAAGATTATGACCAGCAAGAGTAACCGTTACGGTCGTACCATTGGCGGAATACGTGCCAGATCCTGGAGACTGTGCATCTGTAAGAATATTAGTTTTCTTGCTGTATTGAAACCAGATTTCGTCAATATATGCACCGCTGATTGATGTGTCTGTTAAAGCGGAATCAACATCAAAGACTTTGGTGGAATTACCAACTGCAGTAGGAATTAAGCTGGTCGAGAACGCCTGCCCAGACGCAACAGACACCAGGGTTGACGAGGTTGCCGGCCTGTCAACCATCGCCGGCATTTTGTTGCTAGATGAACTCGACACAGATCTACTTTTGGATGTCCTTAAAAGTTATTGTAGCGCAGCTGCCTTTCTGTTTTCTTGTTTTTGCTTTTTTTTAGACGCCAGCCAGTGCTTGAAATATTGAATCTCAGCTGGAGTATAAAGTTCCGGTTTCTTAAGCGCTTGTTTTACCAGTTTCTTCTTTTTGGTCACGTTTAGGCTCCTTGCTTCTTTCTTCTACTCTAACGCGGGCTTTTTTGACAGCCTCTTTCCGTCGCGTTTTATCATCTTGATTCTTCTCGCCATTACCACTTTCTCCCTTCTTCTTGAAGTGGGCGAGGAGTTCAGGGGGCATTTTACTCTTGCCGGGCATGCAACTTATAGAGACTTGAATATATTCTAGGCTTATTTACTACTAAAGTGAACCACAAAGATTACTGTGGTAGTTCAGGGGTGCGCATTTCGGCGGATCCAATAACTGGTAAGGCGGGGGCATTAAGCGTACCTGGTGACTGGACCAAATCTAAATTCATTATGTCTCCAGCCATGCGCAATTGTCGAGAATTTTTTCGTGGCAAACGACTACCTACTGCATAGTATGCACCTGGGAAATTGGGGTCCCCGGCTGTGGTTTGGAAATCACCTTGGTTTGTTTTTAGTGGCGCTTCATAAGGGCGCTTACTTAGGTCCAACCCTACAAAATAGCCTAGTTTTTCTCCCGCTGTACTCATTTGCCTTTTCTCCTGCTCGCCAATTCAACAGCTTTCCGTGCTTTCTTGGCACGTTCGGTATTGGCAACAAATTGTTTTCCTTTCCTTGATTCCCTTTTCTTTTTCTCATCGGTTTGGCGGCGTTCTTCTGGAGAAAGCTTGGCCCATGCCGCTTCTGGTAAATACCTTTCGGTACTCTTTTTACCAGGTTCTATTGCTTTGTCTGTAGTCATTGCTCTTGAATCGACCCACCATACAGCCAGGCATCACAAGTTCTTGACCCAGCACACTTGAATTTAAACAGTTGGCAATACCCAAGGTTTGCTCTTTCTTGAACGTCCCAGGGATCTGCAGCCTCTGTTTCATTAATACCATCAATAATGCAGCCAATAATTTTATCGGATTGATCAAATGCGGCACAATTGCAACATCTTGCAGTTGCTACAGTCTGAACATCACTGTTCCACATTTCTGCCTTCTTTTCCCAAAAACC